TAACCATAGTTTGATAATTACCTCTAGAACTAAGTAATCTATTGCTAAAATAACCTACTTGTGATAAAACAAACTCTAATTCTGCTTTACGTAATTCAGATAATTCTTCACCAGCTATTGCTTTACGAATTACTTGGGCATATATTTGATATTCATACAAATATTCATTAGACCTACGATACATGGCACGTTGATATTTACCAGTATTTCTTGTTGTATCTGTATTTTGCCAACCAAAACATGCTAAACCATACAAAAGTATTTGAGATATACTTGCTTTGTATATCATTTGTGTCGTACGCATTTTTACTTCTTCATGACATACAGCTGAACTATTAAGTCCTAAGCCTTCTAGATAAAGTAAATAATTAACACGTATTTCTTCTAATACTTCTATAGCTTCTGCACGTACTCCTTTGGGTAGTTTACCCATAGTTTTTGGTGACCATTTAGCATGACCTAGTTCGTGTCTACGAATAGTTCTGCTATGTTCAAGTCCGCATTTTTCACATTCTCTGTCAAGCGGAACTGTCATTTGTTTGTTTAGATTGTCAGTATGAGGTGTAACACCATCAAATACTTCATTAACAGTCCATTCGTCACCAGTAACTATTTCTGGATATGGATAGGCTTTATTATCATGCATCAGCTTTTGCCAAAGTAACAGCGTCAACTAATTCTGCTGCTTTATCACCAAATACCAATTGGGCTGCAGTATCAGCATTAAAGCCTTGTTCTTCTTGTAATCTGAAAAACTCTGACCATGAACGTACAGATATTCTTTCATCTACATCAGTAACTAATGATGTATCACTAATTACTTTATGCCATTCTTTTGGAAACTTACTCATAGCTTTTGGATGAATAGTGTTACAGTGTATTTTAACTGGAAACCTATCTCTCAAAGCTGGAGGTAAGCTAGTTGGAGGACTGTTAGTTGTAGCAATGACTTGAAAGCCTTCACTAGGTTTAACTGTTTCTTTGTCCTCATTGTTAATTGTTAATTGTGCTATTTCTTGGTCATCAAGAATAGCATGAAGAAATGTCATAGCATCTGGTGATGCATGGTCAATTTCGTTAATAATCAACCTACCGCCATTTCTCCATGACTGTATTGCAATACCGTCATTCCATTCGAAAGCACCGCTTTTAGATGGCATGTAAAAACCTTCTAAGTTTGCACTAGCAGTGTCTTCTGTCATAGTAATTTGGAAGATATTTGGGTCACCTTCCATATTTAATGGTGCATTTGTTTTCACTGCACTAAATGATTTACCTGTACCTGGAGGTCCCCAAAGTAATATTCTTCTGGATTTACCAAGTACTTGATTTACTAAATTCCAACAGTCATTATTGTCCATAGTAATTTCCTTTCTATTCTTCTTCTAGTGATGACGTAACAAATCTACAATAGATGTCTATTTGACCATCATCATTTTTTCTTTGTTGTATTTCAAATTTACCTTTACCAGATAAATGCGAAATGTTTGATTGGTGCATACCTTCTATATTGGCTTTTACACCGCTAATCCATTTATCTCTAGTACCAATGATAAACCATGTACCAGGCATAGATAACAATACTTTTACTTTTGCATCAGTAAGTAATGTTGGCTTTTTACCTTTACGATTACCAAATGGTTCTGGAGGATTAGCTTGTTTCATATCTTCAGGAATCATCTTGACTCCTTAGAAAATCTTCTACTTCTGTACTTACATTAGCTATATTGTCATTTACAGCTTGTGCAGTTAAATCAAACAATAATTTTCTATCGTCTGGTTTAAATATTTGAACAGAAGTAGGCTCGCAACTAATCCATTGATACAATGCACCGCTACTTATTACTTCTTCAAGGCTCATATTTTGACTTTTAGAAAAGTCTAAAAATGATTGTACTTTCTCTGAATGTAATATTGTAATAGCTTTACTCATTGCATCAGTTGAACTAACAGCTTCTACGTCTATAGAGTAAACTCTATTAGCTTCTGCTATTTCTGGATTTATAATAAATGCAAATTCTACTGTATAAACTTCATCAGGACTATCCTTTGCATTTATACGTATACCTTGAACTTCCATATATCTCCTTTCATGTACATACGTGTCGTACGTAAAGTAACGACACGTATGATATACTTTTACTTTATTAGTTACTATCAATCTCTATTTCCAGCACGCTAGAACTTGCAAGATTATAGATAGCTCGTAACACACAAACTTCGTGTATGCCTTGGTTCGTTATCATACTTTGAGTACTCTAAGCGATAGGTTTATGTGCTACAAGCTACCTATTTTCAGTCGTTAGACAACAGGGAATTATACTAACTCTTACTTATAGATAGCTTGTAACACACACTAACTAATGATAGGATTCCAACCTATAAGGCGGCCAAATGTTATTCCTAGTATCGTCTAACTAGGCATTCCCGATAACTCGCAGTTTCTATAGTTATTTTGGTATGTGCTACAAGCTACCTACACTATGGATAATTTGTATGCGGATTACAAATTAGTTGATTAAGGGGAATCAACAATGTAAGTAGCTTTATTTTAACCTTCTAAATATTCATAATTTTCAATTGATTCTAATTTTTCCATTACCTTTTTGTTAAATTCAGCTTGTGTTTTTAAACTATTAACAATATTATCTAATGTACTAATTATTCCATCAATTGCTTTTATAGTATCTTTATCCATTATTCCTCCTCATTTGAACTAGACAATACTTTATTAATACCTTGATTATTTGCACGTATTGCTTTGTTTATCTGGTATTCTATAGCTTCAAATAACATGCGACACCAACCTCTAACAAATTCGTTTAATTGTCTGTTTTGTCCCGCATTATGTAAATCTCTAAAAGTCCAGCGCAACACATTAATTAGTTCTTGTTTACTTAAAGAATTTATTTTTTGTTCTAATTCGTCATCCATAAATACCTCCTGAACTAGTGCCTGCTATTCTGCAGACACTAATTCTTGTTCAGTTACTGTTTCAGTACTTTTCTTAGCTATATAAGTAGGTGATTGTCTATGTAAATCACGTACTGCGTCTATATCTAAATACAATGGAATAGTTTCAAACTTTCCATTGATAGGAACTGAAATCCATGTTCTTTTACTCCATGGAACTTCTTTACCAGTAATCCCGCAAACAGGATTTTGGTAGTCGTTATTAGTTTCTGACATAATTACTCCTTTCGCCAGTTATTAATTAGTTTCTAGTTAAACTAAAAAAATAGAACGTGCTGTCCGCAAGGATACAGCACGCTCTAACGTATATTTAAAAGGCTGGTTCACTGTCCATGTATAAACTTTGGTCTATCATGTCATCAGTTACAGGTTTAATACCTAATACTTTTATATCTGCTTCCAGATTAGAATCAGCTATTTTGTCATGATGACGTTCTAAACCTTGAACAACCCATTGTTCTACTGACTGGAATTGTCCTGGTGTTAAAACACCTGCAATTGTTTCTAGTGCCTCTTTTACTTGTACTATTTGCATAGTAACTCCTTTCATTATAGTATATTAATATATACTATAGAGTGTACATATTTAATATACACTCTAACTATACATCATAATAACTTTCTTTGTTCATAAATTACTTCATCAATAGCAACTTCATTAGCTAGTTCAGCTGTAGTTACTTTATGGTCAGTAAATTGTTTACCTTTGTTATGAAATGTCCAGATATTTTCGCTTTGTTCAAATATCTTTACACCGCAGCTATTGTGTACAAACAATGGATAGCTAATCTTTTTCTTGGTATTAAAAAACCAATATCTTTTATTCATAGCTTCTATTTGCTGTTCACAATATCCGCAAATTACATTATTCATAGTATTCCTTTCTAATCTATATATATAGTTTCGTATATAGTTTTATAACGCATTTTTTCGTATTCAATTTCGTTATATTTTCTGTTTAGATTTTTAATTTTAAATGCTAAATCAATTAGCTTATCGCATAATTTATTTATCAAATTAAATAACCAAACAAACCTAGGTTTAGTTAAAGTTTCGTAATATCTTTCTCTACCTACAGCTATTTGTTTAGTACGTCTATATATTTTATCAGTACGCATAGTACTCCTTTCTAAAAAAGAACGTATTCGTAAGAATATACGTTCTTGATATACCGCTATTTATTACGTTCATCTGGACCATAATAAAAAAAAGACAGTAGTCTGGCACATTTAGTACCAGACATACTGTACATACCTAGATAGGCAACAATTATGTTTTCTTTTATCTTGTATAAGACCTATCTACACTAGTGTTTTATCTATTTTTGTGCATTAAGTAATAACTGTTGACCGCATGGCTTACAGATATTTCTATACCAGAACTCGTAGTTTGTATAACTACCATCATCAGCTTTTTTGCTACGACTTTCTCTGAAATTAAAACCAAGTTTTACTTCATGGTCACCAATGTTACATTGGAAAGTCTTCGCATCAGATTTCACCTCAGTAGCCTTCGGTTCATCTGTAGCTGATGTGTCAACAGTATCTTGTTTATCTTTAATTTCTAGCATATTAACTCCTTTACTAACTAGTAACTAATACATAAGGAAAGATAAAGTATCTATCTTCCGCAAGGATAAGATAGATACATACCTTAAAGTAATTCGTAATCAAATGTACAGTTCATTTATATATTTATATAGAGTATCTTATATTACTTCAAGGTATGTCATTTAACTACCATAGGTATGTATTTAAATAAAACTATAGTACATATGTAGTCAGTATTAGTCTATACAGATACAGTATACATATACTGTATATAATATAAGCACCTATTTATATAAGAATACTGTATCTGTATAGTCTTTGACCTACATATGTTAACTTTGACGTTGCTATTATTTAATGTATGTCTAAAAAAATATACTGGTAATCTGTAAGACCCAATGATTCTGGGCGTAAGCGGGCATAGGCGTTATTTTTGCTAACTAAACCTTTTCTTAAATCCTTGGGTACTGCTTTTGCGTTTCTACGTTACTGTCTTGCCAGTCAGCAGCTTTTTGCATCCCGATTGCACCTTCACCTGTAACAAAATACTTGTGTTTAGTGTTTGTAATTAGGTGTACTATAACATATAATTCTCACTATACAAACATCTATGGAGGAATAGTTAAATAATGGTAGATACACCAAAAAACGTTGTATGTATAGCTAACGGTTGTAGGAAGCGATTAAAGGGCAAACAACGTAAATTTTGTTCTCCTACCTGCCAAAAAAGACAATTTGCCTCTGACAAACGACACAACGATAGAATTGAAAAACCAATTAATGTAGAAAGAAATTCTGACGAGGGCGACTACGCTTCAGTCAGGAGAGGTCAGTACTACCGAGCTTTTGTAAGTGAAGGTTTTGCTGACTCGGTTGCAACTGGCGACATGACGGTAGCTAACGCAGCTTCCCTCCTTGGTTGTACTTCAGCTACCGTTAGTCGCATGCTTGCTGCTTACAAGATTGACATACGTAACCAAGTTGCAGCAGAGGATTGGGAACTATCTGCAGAAGCTGAAGCAGCATTAGAAAATTTTTCTAGCTTTCGCTCTAAGTACTTTAGAACAGAGCTGGGTAAGAAGTATGAAACTGCAGATTTTCATACTAACTGGATAAATAACATTATTGATTCTATAGATAACGGTAAAGAATTATTGATACTGTCACCCCCCAGACATGGAAAGACTGAATTATTAATACATTTTGCTGTATATCAAATATGCAAAAACCCTAACACAAGAATTATGTGGGTAGGTGGTAACGAAGACATTGCTAAGAACGCATTATCTGCTGTACTAGATGTACTAGATACAAACGAAGAACTACGTGATGCATACTGTCCACCAGGTACAAGTTTTAAACCAGACAATAGGTCAGGTAAAAACTGGTCACAAAATCAATTTACTGTAGGTACTAGAACAGTACCAGGTATTAAATCACCAACTATGGTTGCTGTAGGTAAAGGTGGAAAGATATTGTCACGTGACTGCGATATTATTATTGCTGACGACATTGAAGACCATCAAACTACTATGCAACCTGGTGCAAGAGAATCTACAAGACAATGGTGGACAACAACACTATCAAGTCGTAAAGAGGAACAT